CTCTAAGCTCTACATTTTGCGATAGTCTTCCCGCATTTGATTTATCTTCATTAAATAATTTACCTATAACATTTTTGGTCCATTTAAGATAGCATTCGCATTCATTAGATTTTTTCTGTAGAAAAATTAAATATTGTGAAAGCACAAAAGAATATTCACACAAAAGCATTGTTTCTGCTTCTCTTATTTGCTCTATTGTTAGTTCCAAAATCTTTTCGATTTTTCCACGATCTGGTTCTTTAAAAGATAGACACAGAGATTGTTCCCATAAGACGAGATCGTCGTTATATTTCTTATATTCTTCGTCAAAAGCATTACTCATCGTATATCTCTATCAGTCTAAGATCATTAAGTTTGCACCAGTCTCTTTTCCTTTGATCGCTGGCCTTTTGTTTATTAAACGCAACAATTGTTTTATGGAAGAATCTAATATGTTCATTATGCTGCCTACCATTAACCTCTATAACTATACCTCTTGAGACAATTAAAAAATCAAGATAGAATTTTTCTCCTTTTATATATATTTCTTCACAGATTATATCTTGGGGATATTTTTCTATTAATTCGTCGCGTATTCTTTTTTGAAATTTAGATTTACATAGCCCATCTTTATCTATTATATATTTTTTAAGATTTATATTTTCTTCTAGGCCATTTAATAGTTTTATTTTCATTTCATTTTAATGATGATGGCGACGAATAACGATTGGCCGTGGCGCAACAATAATTCTGCGGACGGGCCGACCCTCTATAATAACAACTTCTGTTGCTGGTTCCTCAACATAAACTGCTGCATGTCTTATTTCACACCCAGATAAAATGGACGCAAGACATAAAATTAAAAATATTGATTTAATTTTCATTTATTTTTCCTTTTTCTAACCGGAGTATTAAATGCTTTTTCTACTGTCCATCCAAGATTGTTTAATCTTTGTTTTAATGCAGGATACGATAAACCCAATTCTTCCGCCCACGCAGATAGGCATTGGGTCTTGCCCTTATTCATATTATTTATTTGGTAATAAGATGTCCCTTATTTCTTTATCAAACTTTTCAATATATTCTGGGTTATTTTTAAAGTATTCACGAACTTTCTCAAGTCCCTGCAATTTAAGGGGATTGCTGTCCTTGTCTAAGATACCGGGAATTATATACCAGCTTGCACTTTTTTGAAGTAATCCGAGATTTTCACCGTTAATTAAAATATCTTTTATACGATCTACGCCTTCACCAAACCGCAATGGGACGGCGCAGGGAAGGAACGGTTTACCCAAAGCAGAACATATTACCGTTATCATTGCGTCATGCCCCGCTGGTGCGTTAGTCTCTGGGTCTTTATCCCATTGTTTTGCCCAGTTGCAATTCAACCATACCGAAGCAGCATAACCTATAGCCAACCCCCCTTTGGCCTCGAACTTCTTTGCCATAGGATCTCTGCTAGTTTGTAATTGCGAAATGAAAATAATAATACAGTCATTGTCGTCGATTGTTTGTTGAATTTTTCTAAAGAAGCTGGCGAGCAACTTAGGCGTTCCACTCATGTCCCGTGACTCACCTAGCAATTCTGTCTGTTCGGCGAGCGTGCTTAGCGCAGCGATGCTATCTATAACAATTACAGCTTTTCGATTTTCCTTTATTGTCGTTTCAATAACCCTAAGCCACTCCTCGGCGCTTAGCACCTTGTCTGGTGTAGATTTTATAATATTTAATTTCTCTGTATTTAATCCTTGGATAGTTTTCAAAAGGCTATGGGAACAGCGTCTCTCGATGTCCACATAAAAGGCGGGACGATCTGCATCTATTGCATTCTTTAGAATTTCTAGGCAGATTGAAGTTTTTCCAACTTTGCTTTTGCCACTAATAAGGCAGGTAGCGCCATCAGGAATCCCCCCACTTAAACTAATGTCGAGAGATAATACCGTCTTGAGAATATCTCTTTTCTTATCTAGTATTTTATCCGCTTTTTGAATGATTCCAATCCCATACTGCCTTTCGAGAAAGGAATTAAAACTTTCATCAACAATCTTGTCTTTATTCTTTTTTGCCATTTTCCTCAATATCTTTCAAAATCGACAATTTATTTTTTGTCCCAGTATCTACATATCTTGCATTTTCTTCTGGAGAAAAGATACTCACAACTATTTTTTCGTCACTTATTTTTCTCTTCTCTATTTCTTTTTTATATAATATATCTAATTTTTTAATTATTGTATTTAAAGTCTTTTTAGCCGAAAGAGATTTAATCCAACCATCTTTAATAATACCAATTAATAATTTTTGAATTAAAGGATTATTAAAATCTGTTAATTTACTTAAGTTGCTTATGCCTTTAATTTCTCTCGGATATTTTTTGGCCCAATAATTATTGGATTTCCAGAATCGAGGACCGAGTTTCTTATCCATATTTAAACACACTAATTCTACGACGTAATTACGAAAATCTATAGGAAGACCTGGGGTTGTTGGTGAATCGAATGACTTTTCCATTTAATTCTCGATAAGAAAGAATCCACACTTGTCTTTGCTTCTAATTTCTTTCCCGACATTTTCGCCGTCCTCTGAAACCCAGAAGAGGGTCGCATTTATACCATCAAAATACCCGACACAAGTTCCTTGTACTTCTGTATTTCCCATAAAAATTTTTACCATTTTCTTCCCAAAACAATAACCTCTTTGTAATTTTGGCATATCAAAACTTTGATTTCCTTCGATAAGTCTAAAATCTACAATTTTTAGGTCTGGATTTAATTGTAAAAATTGTTTTAATCTTATCCATGAATGAGGTCCATCTTTTCTTTCGTCTTGAAATACCTCTTTTTTATTAGACAAAGTTGCAACATAATACTTGCTGCAATTCGTTGGAACCGTAAAACTTATCAATTCTTCATTATTCATTCTTTTTTACTCCGGAGTACCTTTCACTATCAGCCTTCATGGATTCTGATGCCGTCATAATAGTAGTTCCTTTCCCCCCATCTATTGGGTTTTTTATTTTTATACTTATAACATTAGCGTTTTTTGGTTTGTTATCTTTTGGAACAATAGGTGAAGATGTTGATTCTGATTGTTCGTAGAGAGACAAATCTGAAACAATATACGTATTTATAAATTCTTCAAATAATGTCGTACATCTATTAAAAAGATCTAACTTATTTTTGGTTTGTTTTAAGGGTTTGTCGTTTTTATAAAATAGTTTTTGATCGAGAAATTTTGAAAAATCGTCAGACAATTTTTTATCTATGTGTTTCATTTTATTTCCTTTATTTTAATTTAAATAATTTCTTTGGGCTAACGTTAAATGTGTTCTATTTTTTGTCTTTAAGAACATGGTATAATAATCAAAACACGTTTTATTACATTTTCTAAGATTGTAGAATAAATCACCCTTCTCCAAATCTTTCTTATTCCTATTGGCAGAAGAATCAAACGGATTAAATAAATCGCCATCGTTTGAAATCAATACAAAATTCATATCACCAATCGTATAAGCAAAAACATCTTTATTTGAAGACAATGTTGCTTCGGTTTCGGATTTAGCAATATGTGGAGTACCATTTTTATCTATGTATTTTATGTCGTGCATTATTTTCTCCTATTGACTTTAAAAATTACATCGCAATCAGGACTTAATCCACCGCCATGTTGAATATTTTCATCTACTTCAAATTTAATATTATCATTTGCTGCTCCTGGATAAAATTGTCCTTTGATTGAGATAACCCTATTTATATTTTTACAATTTTCGCAATAAACAGCTATTCTTGTGGTGATAGGATTTTTATTTTCTCCTACAAGTTCTTCGTTTGTTTTTGTTAATTGAAAAATCATTAAATCCCTCTTACATATGGAGCAAGTTGCGACCACATTTCCCTTGTCAGAAATTCCAAGAGGCGTTCTTTCTTTGATATCTGTCTCTTCAATATAATTTAAAACAATTTTTTTCATGGTATATGTCTCCATTTTCTACCGTTTATAATATCATAAATCGCATCTATGCTAACATTATACTTATTTGCTATTTCTTTTGTTGACCGACCTTCTTTTTTCATTTTTCTAATTTCTGGAATATTTTTATCTACCAGTTTTGCTTTTGGATTTTTTGATCCCCTTCTGTCTACTAATTTTTGTGCTTTTGTCATATTTTTTATAGCTATTTTAGATCTTTTCTTTCCTTTTAAGGCTAAGCTTAATCTTATTTTATCTTCTTGTGTATGTTTATATCCAACCCTACCAATCCGAGCTAAACTCATTTTTAATTTAGATTTTTCACTATGTGATCGTCCTGTCATACCAGGATTAGTTCTATGTCTGATATCTCCTGGTTTAGCAATATTAAAACCATATTTATTATTACGACTATTGAATTTTTCTATCCAGAAATTTTCTTTTTCTGTTAAAAAATTATTGTCTACTTTTTCTATTATTTCAAAATTAAAATTATTTTCCTTGTATTTATTCCAAGCTTTTTGCAAATGTGGATTATAATGTTTATTATTTCTTAATCCGCTTTTATGTATGGTCCATCTATCAAATATATTTACAGAACTTCCTATATAAATTTTTCCTGTTGGTAAACAAATTATTTTATAGACTCCAGATATATGACCCTTAATAAACATTAATTATTTTCGCCTTCTTTTATCATTTTGTCTATTTCGTCAAGTCCATCAATATCATCTTCTGATTCTCGGAAGTCATCATTCTCCAGGGCCAACGCATCCCGCTCTTCTTCAGACATCACATTCAACTTTTTTTTCCGAACACAGACTCCCAATTAGCATCTTCTATTTCTTTTGATACTTGACATTTTCGCCTAAGAGAACCTTTCCCCATTTTAAAATCCTTTAAATTATTGGCCAGTTAATATCATTATTTTCTTTTAATCTTTCATCAAACAATTTTTTTAATTCCAGTGGGTCGTCATCAATAATTCTGTTGAGACAAAAACATTTTACTGTTCTAACAAACAAAAGGATCTCTCCCGTTCCTTTACAGTCCGGACACTTAGGGTCTGGCATCATAACGTATTATACTATGGATTTAATTACTTTTTCGACGAAAGTTCCGTTGGCTTTAGTGAATTTTGCCAAAAGATTTTTATGCTTCTCCGTCAAAGGTCCGCCATTAGATGTTTGAGATTCAATAGCACCCTTAACTCTTCTTTGGGTTTCTGGGTCAACATTTTTAACCGCCTTGGTTACTAAATTTAACATATTCGTACTATTCTTAGCTTTAAGATAATATTTGAGAAATATACCGATGGCCAAAAGAAAAATAATAGCCATTAAAGAAGTGCCGACAATAACGGCCAATGCCCCACTATATTTGATTATTCCTGAATTATTTACAGTCTTACTTACTTCAAATAATTGTTGTTTTAATTCCTCTATAGTTTCGGCATCAACTTTGTTGTCAACTATTTTTTCAAGTTTATTTAAATTATTTTCTACCGATGCAATTTTTGCCATAGCCTCTGTTTTAACGGCTCCCGGAGAAACACAAGACGTTGTAAAGAAAAGTATTATACCCGCTATTATTCCTGCTAACAATATTGCCAACATCCCAGAGCCAAACATAATTTTATTTCTTAACATTTTTCTTTTTCTTTGTAAAAGCCAAATTAACTAAATTATCTGCTAACTTATTTTTATGTCGTGGTTCCCATTTTATTGAGTATTCTTTAAATTGTAATAATAATTCTGTAACTTTGATTTTATGTTTTAAAAGTTCTATATTAGATGTTTTGGCTGCACCTGTAATTTGTTTCACAAGCAATTGACTATCTACAATAATGCGTACAATCTCAATATTTTCTTTTAAACAATGAATTAAGCCAGCTATTAACGCTCTGTATTCCGATACATTACTCGTGCCCTTACCGCATTTTTTAAAACCTTGAAACAATATTTCTTTTTCATCACCAATATTTAATACAACATAACCGAGAGCCATTTGTCCTAATCTTACGCCCCCATCACATCTTAAAGTAACTTCTTTCATTTTACATGTTTCCAGTTCTTGCCATATATAACACCATCAATTGCGCCTCTACCAATACAATAAATGATAGCTATCTCTTTTATGGTCATTCCTCTTTTTCGCATTTCTCTAATTTCTGGAATATCGGAATCTACTAATTTTACATTGTTATTTTTCTGTCCTACGTGTAATCCTTTGTGAGATTTACTCATATTTTCTCTGGCTATTTTAGACTTTTTCTTTCCCTTTGATGAGATACTCATTTTAAATTTAGTTTCTTGTGTATGTTTACTCCCCCTGTGGGCGGCTCCAATTTTCTTTCGACGTTCATCTGTCCATATTTGGTTGCCAATTTTGATTTTAGATTCTTTGGTATGAGATCTTCCCAGAAAAGGCGGATCGCCCGGCTTAACTATGTTGAATCCATATTTATTATTACGAGTATTGAATTTTTCTATCCAAAAATTTTCTTTTTCTATTGTTGAATTGTTATTTATTTTTTCTATTATTTCAAATTTAAAATTTTTCTCGCCATATTTGTTCCACGCTTTTTGCATATGTGGATTGCGATGTTTATTGCCTCTTAATAAAGTTTTATGTTCCCCAAGTCTTTTACTTATATTTATAGAACTTCCAATATATATTTTCCCTGTTGATGAACAAATTATTTTATATATTCCACCAAGTATACCTTTAATAAACATATTATCTCTTGC